CCAACACCAGTACCACACATAAGTATGTACATTATCTCATCAAAACTTCTTACATCATTGATAGGCATATAACTACAATTATAACCAGCAGTATGGTCTTTTGTAAGTGCATTACCTGCTGTCATAAGTGCTCTCATTGAAGGCATAATACTTAAACTAAGAACTGCATTTTCTAATTCATGTCTTAAATCTTTTGGTAAAGTATATTTATTATTATTTTTTAAATGCTCCTGCATAAAATCAAAGTATCTTGATACAGTTTCATCCCAGGTCTCTCTTCGTTTTTCTGATTCAACAAACCTTGCATACCTAGATGCATGTATAAATTGTTGATAGGTCGTTGGTAGATAGTTGTTATTAGTCATTTATTTCTCCTTCCGCTAATTCACCTGCAATAGAACTATAGCCTACCATGTCAACATAATCATCTGTGTTATGTGAACCTGCTTTAGTTCTAGCAACCTTTAATAATACCATCATCAATGCGACATCACGACCGCTAATGTCAAAGTCAAGATAAGCTGACCACATCTTTGCAATATTATCGTGGTTTATTTTTTTGTTACCGTGTGTTTTTTCTCTATCAGTAGAGACAATATCTTTTGCTTTATCAATGTAAGCTTGGGTCTTCATCTTTTGTTTTTCCTTTCGCTAATCTATCTATTAATTCTATCTCCATTTCTCTTGCTCCTATGTAATATAAAAGCTCTGGATTATTACTTACCAACCAACGAATACCATATGATATAGTATCAACTGATGGGTCTTCAGTATAGTTTATCATTTCTAAACCTACATCACCTTGTCTGGGAGTGTTAGGTGTTAGTATTATATAAGCTTTATCTTTAGTTATCTTCATTGTTTCATCCAATCTAAAGGTATATTCTTATCACACCAAATAAAATTATTAGCTTCACACCAATCACTATACTTAGTTTTAGAACCCTTTCTTATTTTGTTGTTTGCATTCATAAAACAAAAACGAATATCAAAATCTGTTTGGTCTTGTATCCATAAATGTTTCTTTCTGTCTTCGATAGTTAGTCTTCCTTTTAACTCAACGAATATCTTTGTCTTTGGAAAGTATAAGTCTGGTAAATAAGTTCTATCAATAGCAGGTTGAGTATAATCAATCTCATATTCTTCATACTTATACTTTATCTTTTTCTTTTTAATCTCGTTAACAATGTTCTCTTCAAACTTAGAGCGATATCGGACCTTCATCTATCATCTTCTCTCTTCTTAATTGTCTAGCACTAGGCGTAGCACTTTGTTGTAGGTCTTCAAATGCCCAATGTGGATTTCGTTTTAATCTTTTCATTACCCATTTAAAAGACCAAGCACTTAAATATAATTGAAAGTTATGTATGTAATGAGTTTGTGTAGGCATTAAACTTAATATATTATTTATATTAACTTTCTTTTGTTCTTCTTCTGGAAGTAAAGACTTCAACCACAAAACTAAAAACTCTTTGGCTCTGCGTCTTAATACTTTTATTTTCTTTCTATTCATACTGTGATGTTATCTCTTCTACCTTTGGTTGACTGATTACCTTAGTCATAAATACATTGGAATTTGCATACTTGAACACTCTGAGTCCATTGCCATCATTAGAATCAGCATGACAAATAAACTTGTGAGGACAGTAGACGCACCCAACAGGAAGTTTAAGGTTGCCAGTTTTGTCATGAGGTATCGGCTGATAACATTTTTCAGGCGGTTCATTCTGTGTTAGTTTCTCCTTTAAGTTATTAATTAAGTCTTTCGCATTGGGTTTCATTAATTCATCTGGTCTAAACAATGCAATCTCTCCAGACGATTTGTTTACTGCAAGTAGTCCGCCATTAGTAGTACCTTCGTTATGTTCGTACCCTGCTAACTGTGCAATGTATCCGAATGGGTCATCTTCATAAAGAGTACCATTCTTAAATTTTTTAAATGACATAGCAGAAGCAGACTTAACATCAACTACTTCACCATCAATCTTACAATCCATATGACCATTGACATCTTCTACTTGTACTTTCTTTTGTTGAGCAGTAACTGTATGTCCAGATATTTCAACAAGAAATAGTAATAGATGTTCAAGAACATGACCATATAAAAATTTTAGTTGTGTAGATGGGTCATATACTTCTTCTTTGTCATCTCTTTCTAAATGATTATCATACCAAAGTTGACGAGCAGGTCTACCAATAACAGACATTCGTAAACCTTTACCAGAACTTTTTCTTGGTTGTAACCAATCTAATAAAGCAAGTTTAGTATTGTTTAAGAACTTATCTATCTGTTCTTCTTTAACTTCTGGTGCTTTACCACTTGATATACCAGATAGTATACCATTCATATCATCAATTAATGTATCTAATTTTTTAGTGTGTTTCTTGCCAGTTGTTTCCATATTTATATTCTCCATTTAAAGGACATCTAATTCCTAGTTCTTTACCTGCATTGATAATAGAATCAACTGCAAGACTACCAAAGTCTTCTGCTTGAGATTCAACAACTTCATATTGAAACTCGTCGTGTACATTAGCGACTGGTCTTGCTTTTAGTTTATGTTTACTAACTTGTTCTTCTAAAAGAATCAAAGCTTTCTTCATAACTATCGCACCTCCCCCTTGTATTAAGGTGTTGAGGGCGGAGTGTCGGTTTCGGATTCTAAGTTTTCTTCCGTCGATTCCTTTGAGCCAACCCTTTCCAGTAGCTTTGTCCACTCGCTTTCTAAAGTTTGCAAGGGCTGGAGTACCTCTGAGAAATCTATCTTTAATCGCTTTGCCATGATTTCTAGACCCTCCGCAGATAGCTCCAAGTTTTTCGTCACCTGCCCCATAAATGAAGGCATAGATGAAAGTCTTTGCTTGGTCTCTTGTGCTAAGACCTGCAAGATTTTGATTTGTTGTGTGTATATCTCCATTAATGATAGCATCTATATATTCCTTATCGTTCATGTAGTGGGATAATATTCTTAACTCAAGACCAGAAGCATCTACTCCCACTAGTTTATAACCTTCTGGTACTACCCAAAGTTCTCTGCAATCTTTACCGTAGGGAGAATACACTGCAGGAACTTGAGCCATGTTGGGCGACTGGTGACTCATTCTACCAGTGATAGCACCATTGGTTATCACTCTTCCGTGTACTCTCCCGTCTTCTGCTACTGCCTCTACCCAAGACTCAACTTGAGCAATTCGTTTCTGCAGTAGTAGAAACTCTTTAATAAGTTCTGCTTCTGGTATATCTGTAATACCTTGTAGAACTTTCTCATCTACTATTGGTTGTCCGTGTTCAGTAAACTTAGTCGGCTTCCAACCAAAGTATCTTAAGTATCTTGCAATCTGTTGTCGACTACCAAGATTAAACTCTTTCATTTCTATGAGAGAAAAATCTCCCATAACATTTTCCCACCCCTGTCCCAGACTATTTAGTCCAACCGTACTCAGAGAACCGTCTTTACGGTAACGAGGTTTTACTATCTTAACGAAGGTAGGCAGTGGTATAAATCTTTCTCTAACCCTTTGTTCAATTTCATTTATCTTCTCTCTTAACTTACCTAACAAAAGGTCTGCCTTAACTACATCAAAAAGAAAACCATTGTTCTCTTGTTGTGTGATTATCCTAGCTATATCGTGTTCTAGTCTAATCGCCTCACGAGAAAAGTCTGGATTATATTTAATCAAATAACCAAGAACTCTTTCCGTAAGTTCTACATCTCTGATACAATACTCAAGCATCTCATCAGAGTATTCAGAGAAATCTTTAAAGTCTAATTTACCAAACTTCAATCTTTCTCCAAAAGATTTTAAAGAATGTCCGCCCTCTCTAGCAGGGTCAAACAATCTTGATAAAACTAAAGTGTCAATAACTTTACCTTTCTCATGTAAGTCAATACCAATAATCTTTTTAATAACTGGTGCATCAAATCCTATAATGTTATGCCCAACGAACTCATCATACCTATCAATATAAGCACCAAACTTATCAAGCTCATCTTCCTTAAAGTATGTGATTCGCTTGTCGTCTTTACATACAATAAGAAAAATTCTATCTGGTAATAAATTTGTAATAGCAGTTGTTTCAACATCTAAAAATACTCGCATCAATCTCGCCCTTGTTATAATGTTTCATCTTCAAACTCTTCGCCAGTTGGCTTCTCGGTCTCATGTAGTCTACCAGTTTCTTTATCATAGTATAGATAAGTAGCTGGGCCAGTCATACCTATAAACCTATTCTTTAATACTCTTACACAAGTAGTATTCCTTAGAGTAGGACTATCATTCTGTGCATCTCTTTCAAGACCAATGACCATATCAGATAACTGACCAATAGAAGCTGAACCTCTTAGTTGTGATAGTGAAGTGGCAGCACCTTCTTCATGTCCTTTACCATCTGGTCTACGCAAGTGAGAGATAAGTATCAAAGCTATATCTGTTTCTTCGACAAGTGTTCTTAGCTTTGTCATAATCTCATCAAGTGCTTTTCTTTCATCTCCATACTCTTGAGATGATACGACCATACTAACATGGTCAAGTACAATGTATCTACAATCTAATGCTTTAGCCATGTACCTAACTCTAGATACAATGTTGTCTACTGAATTAGAACCAAAGTGTTTGTAGAAATAGAACCTACCAGTACCAACAGTAGAGTCAAAGTATTTTCTTTTATCATCATCACTCATGTGAATGTCTGGTCTACGCAAAGGTAGGTTAGCTTCAACACTCATGATATCTAGTGCGGTAATCTTAGGACTTTCCTCAAGCATAATCATACCAATCTTTTCTTCTGTATTCTTAAATAGATTGTATACTAATTCTTTTATGATAGAAGTTTTACCAAGTCCTGTACCTGCGGTGAATGTAACTAACTCACCACTACGAATACCATAAGTCATCTCGTCTAGTCCTTGCCAACCATAATTAACTGTTGACCTTACGACTGGAGCAAGTACTTCTTCTAGTAATGACTCACCTTTAATGATACCATCTGGTGCATAGGTAGGTGCATTCCACCAAGACTTAATATACTCTTGATACTTATTTTCTTTGAGTAAATCATTAGCATCTTTGTATCCTTCTGGTAGTTTTAATATCTTAACTTTTGATGGGGCGAACAACTCAGCAACTTTCTTACTTGCCTCTCTACCAACATCATCATTATCAAAGTTAATAACAATGTTATCGAACTGGTCTAACCAATCATAGCTTTTCTTGATATCTTTGAGGGCAGACGCAACACCATTCTTAATGCTTACTACTGCATACTTAGAACCAAGTAATTGATAGACTGATAACGCATCAATCTCACCCTCTGTTATGGTAACATATTTACCACCATTGTATAACTGCTGACCGAACAATCCAGAGTCAGAGGTTGAACCCTTTATCGAGAATTGTTTATTCTTCACATACCTAGTCTTGGTAGCTAGAAGAGAACCAGTCGAGTCATAATATGGGTAGATGTGTCTGTCTATCGTGCCACTTGCGTCGCTGATAACTTTGACCCCATACTTTTTAACTGTGTCTTCGTTGATACATCTATCGCCGATAGCACTAAAAGTACCTGCGTTATTTTCTATTATTATTGGTTTTGTTTGAACTGTTTGTATGCCCATTGTGTCGCCCTCATTTATATTTGTTTGTTCTGGTGGAAAGTAAGTGTTGCAAGAGAAACAATAAGAACTACCATTTCTATTAACACTTCTTGCATCACTACTTCCACACTTATCACAAGCTATGTGATACTTAACAAAGTTGTTGTTATCCATTGTGTCGCCCCAATCATTTTAACTTAATTAAAATTCATCAACGGAATCTGTTGCAACAAAGCCATCAACCTTATCGAACTCTTCTCCGTAAGGAATTAAGTCGATAACTTGAACTGCTTGTAAGTCTAAACCTACACCAGATTTACCTGCGTAATTCCAATCGTATTCTTTGTACATAACTTTCACTTGTGAACCGTTACCTACAAGAACATCAATAGAATTCTTAGCAGAGTCTACTAGCTTTGGAGCAGGGTTACTCGTACCATCTGCACGATTAACTCTTCGTTTGAACTTAACAATCTTACCTCGCTCATCTTCTTTAACAGTAATGCCTTTGCTACTAAAGTCTTTAGCAACATCTTCATCAACTGCTAAGTCAATCTGATAAACAGGGTCGAAAGTTGTATTGGGTCTAGTGATAGATGCCCAGTATGCTTTTCCTTGAACTGTAGCCATAATGTTTTCTCCTAATGTTATTTGTTAATGTTAATTTAATGTTTGCATTATATCATAAAACTTTTTATTTGTCAACAACATAATGCGGTTATTTAAAAACAGGATATAAAAATCCTATTTAAAAATATTTTAAAATGTTATTATTGTTTTTATTATAATTAAAATAATAACTCTTTAAAAATCTATATAGATTATATCACGATTCGTTTTCATTGTCAAGAACTTTTTTATTGTTATCCACAATTCGTAAATGGTTTCTTTGTTTTATGTTCTTGTTTTGTTCTTTAAGGTAGTTAAGGTATTGAATATCCTTGATTTTTACTTGAGGTAAACAATCCCATACTGTTTGTATATACCAAACAATACTCTCTTCATTTAAATCACCCTTAATTAAAACATGAAATAAATCTCTAGCTTCCTTTGTTATCGTAGTCATATAGTCGCTCCCCTCTTTTTATTAAAGTCCAATATGTTTGGGCTTCTCTTAATAATTTTTTTACTGTTCTTCTTTGCACAACAATATCTTTTTCTTTTAGTGAACTTGATATATATTCACTAACAAAATCTTCAAAGTCTTTACCAAATAATATTTTGTATGAGTCCATTTATAATAAATTAAAAACTATTGTACAAATAAATAAACTTATTCCTACACTCGTACCTATAATAAATAATTCAAACTTCATAACATCTCACCTATTACTACTACATTCAGTATAAAAATTACTGCTAATATTAATATCTTTATATCTTCTTTATTCATCTGACATACTATAAAATGTTTCATTAAATATTTCTTTGATAGGTATTAGCACACACTTAGAGGCTTTGTTATCCCCTACATTCTTTGTGAGTTTACCTTTGTATTTATCTACAATACCTTTCAATACCTTTGTTGGAAACACAAGAGTACAGAACTCGCCCTCTTTTAATTCTAATCTATGAAACCAGTAATCACTTTCAGTTTTATAGATACCACTTGGCTTACCTCTATACTCATACTCTATTGCTATGTTGCCAGTCTTTCTCCACCAAGACCTCTCACTTTTAACTTCAATAGTTTTATTCTCAAACATTTCTTTGACTTTATCTTCTCGTATTTGTCCGTAAGACAAGTCAATATCAAACTTTGTAAATCCTTTTTTAGTCATAGTTTAACTCCCAATACTACTAGAATACCTGCTAACAACATAATGATTATTAACAACTCTAGCCCTAAGATTGTATGATACCAAATCCATCTAGTTTTATAGGCATTATCAACAGTCAAATCGTCTGGGTCTGGACTGTCGTACCCATCTATATCTGTTTCTGGATTCTGACCCCACAATATTTTAGTCATTCTCTTAAACATAAGTCCTCCATTATAACATTATTATTTATAAAAGTCAAGATATATTACTGTTTTCTTTATATAAAGCATCAAGCATTTTGCTTTCCTCTCTATCAAAGTCTCTAATAACATCTTGTACTCTATAGTAAGGTATATTATTTTGACCTTTAAACTCGGTAAGAATATATCTTAACCTTGCTATTGCTTTATCTGCTCCCATTTTTTTCCTCCTGTTGTGTTCAAAGACTATCATACTAAGCCCCTAAATCTGTTAATAATCTCTCTAATAAATCACCATCAGTACAATGATTATAGTCTACTATGTCTATCAAATCTTCTGACGGACAAGCATTCTCATTAAAGAAATCAATTAGTTTTTCTTTGTAGATTTCTATGTCTACCTCGTTATAGATTATTCTTTTAAGAATTTCTATTTCTTCTGGTGAGAAATACTTTTCATACTCAGTATAAATTTCATCTCGCCACATATCTAATTTGTTTTCTAGATATTCTTGGTGGTGTTCACAACTCATCATCTATCCTTTCTAGTTTATACACCTCAACTGGTATTGTTTCAACTGTATTAATTGCATTAGGTATTCGTTCTTCTATTGTGTAAATTTGTGATACATCTTTATTATATCCGACTATCACTCCAACTATTGCAATCAAACCCCAAGCCCACACTAATCCAAGCATGAACCAAACTACTGTGTACTTATTCATAAATGTATCCCTCACTTATCATAAAAGAATACTCATCATTAAATACACTAACTTGAGACTCACCATATTTATTTATGAAATGTTTTCTCGCCTCATCTACTTGCATTGTGTCTATTAAGTAATGAGAATGTTCTTGCATTTCCATTAACCAATTTTTTACTCCACTCATTTTATACTCCCTTGTTATTTATTAATCGTAAGTTTCATCTTCAACTTTATTGACTCCACTAACAATAGTGTCATCATCTTGTCCAAATAAAAACTCATCTACATTTTCATCTAGTATAGCAGACTCATCAAAAATGTCAATAAGTTTTTTTTGTTTCTTATAAGTCTTTGATTTCATTGTGTTTTCCTTTCTTGTTGATTTGTCTTCCACATACACATTTTCGTTCATTGTGAATTTATTTAATTTCCATTTCATTTTGTTTTCCTTTCTTATTGTTTGTTGTTTCCATAGTTATATAAGTCGTGAACAAAGATACCCATACCAACTGGATTTGTTTCAGCAACCTCAATCATTTCATCAACTGTTAAATCGCATAACATCTCATCAGATAATTGTTGTCCGTTGTCTGTTGCCTCGCCATCTAACTTATCATCAAGACTATCCCAAGTAGTATTATAAGTGTTATCATATTCAATACGACCACCTTGATAATTACCATACATATCATAGTCAGATAACCAACCAGATTTTTTCTTAACAACTTTCTTACCTAAGTCAATGTCATAGTCATATCCAACACCTCGACTGATAGAATAAGTATTAGATACCCAACCTACATTCTTAACATCTTTACCCTCGCCTTGATTAATGATAGTAAACTCTTGAGTCTTACCATCAAGAAACAATAACTTGTCCGAGCCGATTAAATCCTCAAGTGATTCAGTCCACTCGGCATTGTAAAGTAAATTAGGATTGTTAAGTAATTGAGGTCTAATAACCCACTTGATAAATTGGTGGGTGTCCGACTTGTCCTTATCAATCATTGGTGTTGGTAGCTTTGCTCCATTATGCATTACCCATAAATCTCTATCAGCACCATTCTCACCTTTACGTAAGACTTGAAATGGGTGAGATAAATCTCTACAAGTATTACCTGCTGTTGTAAATCTGAAATGAATACCAACTTGAGTATTCAAATCTTTATAGTCCTTCCACATTTTATGTATATCTTGGAAGTCTTTTGGTACTATCTTATGGGTATGTACCTTACCTTTATTGTAAAACATAATCCCAAACCCATCTGAATTATTCTCGTAAGCACACTCCATCAAATTCAAATCGAGGTCTTTAGGATTGTTTGCTTTTATTATTAAACACATAGTTTACTTTCCTTTCATTGTTGTTATTTAAAGTTAAAAGTTTGTTAGCCATTACTTACATTATCGAATTGTCTTGATACATTTCTACTTGGTGTACCTAGCACATATCCATTAGTAATTAACCAACTCCAGAAATTAGGATATTCACTTCTATTTTCTGGCTTCTTAATAAAAGAGATAAAAGATTTATAACTTAAACTTTGCTCTCTCATAGAAGATTGTTTTAAGTATCGTATCATGCCATCAGTAAATTCCAATGCTCTCATAAAGCCATGCTCTGATACATTACTCTTAAATATTCTTAACTCTACTGTTTTACTAGGTACTGTATTAACTGCCTCGTATCTATCATCACTTCGATACTGTCCATCAGCTATCTTTTTAGTTTCTGATTTACACCACCTATTCATATTGCGACCTGCAATATCTTCAATAAACCTAGCATTTTTCTTATCATTAACAAATACTAACAACTTTCCAACCTCTAATGGTGATAATGCTTTCTTATTAATATGTATATGCAATCCAGCACAAGTAGTATTCCACCCTTTAACATAGGTACTCCCATTATCATCAGTCCAATAATCACTATTAAACATTTGAGTAAACCTATCTTTTAAAAACTTGAATGTACTCGGAGCAGTACATATCTCAAACCCACCATTACCCTCGTCAAGTGAACCATCTTTTTTACACTTGAACCAATCGCCATTGTAATCGTGTAAAGTATCTGGATAATCATCTGGCATTGAATTTCTAGCCATCACTTCCAACTCTACACCATACAATAAATCTTTGCTAGTATGTAAGTTATCATCAATAGTTTCATCTTCTCTATATCGTACATCTAAATTTTCATGTACTGGATATGTATAGTTATAACAATATCTTTCGTGTTCATAACTATAATCTTCATCATAATCTTCATTGTATTCTTCTTCATCTCTACGACTATCAGCACAACTTGAGCAACAATCATAATCGCCATCATAATCATCTTCATCTCTTACTTCATCACAACTAGGACAGAAATAAACATCATCATCAAATATATTATGTACTAACCATCTCTCAATATCATAGTATAACTTATTGATTTTACTATCTAATTTACTCTCACATTGATAAGATAAACTTGATGAATGGGCAGTAGATGAACCATTAGCACTTAAATTCTCATCATATAATTTAATCTTGTTTTTAATATACCATAGTCTTTCTAGTATAGTTTGATTACTCCAAAAACCTCTACTAACTATATCTTGATATTCTACTGTTTCGTATAAGTCATCAAAGTTTATATCTTCACTTTTATACAACTTATATACTTTAATTAAGTTATATAATTCGTGCCTATCTTCTTTACTATACCTATCAAAAAATTCTTTTATCAAAGTATTTCTGTAATTAAATCTAGTAGTCATAATTTTTTACCTCTCTATTTAATAATTATTATTACACCATTCAACCATATTATTTTTAATTTGATTGAATTGTATTTTTTCATTAATTAACTTTTTAATTTCTGTTATAAAATTATCATCTTCCATTAAAAAAGATGGCTCAATTAATACTTCATCAGAAATTAATCTTATTAATAACTCGCCTTTACTCATCTTTTTACTCCCTTTATTAAATTAATTTTATAAAGCTATATGCTATTCTTAAAATACCATATACACCTAAACAGAAACCCAAAAATGGATATCCACTCGCACTCAATAAAACACTACATAAAAATACTAACACTACAATTAGTACATCAATATTAGTTTCCATATATTATTCCTCTATTTATTAACTATTAATGTAATCTAAAAATTTAACTTTATAATGGATTTTCTAAAAGATATTGCAAAACAAGCTGGTAATGAATATGCTGGTTTGGTTGCAGATGGTGTAGAAGCAGGAGATGTAGATTCGTTTATTGATACTGGTTCTTATATTTTTAA